GGTCAACCAGGTCATAGAGGCATTATTTACAGCTTATCCGATGCCTGAGACTTTAGCTTCGGCAGAACTGCGCGGAATGGAACAACTTCATATGATGTGACCTCTCTTTTGCATGCGGTAATGCATACGTTAGTTTTAATTATGACCACTGTAATGCCGAATCCGCGATATTGCAAACTCAGGGGTCACATTCATATTGTTTATTTGGCCGGTGTGATTCTATCACGAAAAGGCGCGGCATATAGCCGAAACGGCACGGGTACTGGTAAGCAAGCATGCAGGTCAGGTCCTCCCGAACATGACTGAGCTCACAGAGCTGCCGGGTGTAGGCAGGAAGACAGCTTCAGTGGTTCTCGGGGCTGTCTTCGGCCAGCCGGTAGTAATTGTTGTCACTCATTTCAGTCGGGTTGTCAGGCGACTTGCTTTGAAGATTCAAACTCGTGCTGAAAAGTTCGATAAGGGTTAACTAGAAGGTCTACGCAAATTGTACGCAAAAAAGGCCGAATTCACTTTCAAGAAAATCGGCCTAATTCTTTATATTTTCTATATTTACAAGAAATTAAAAAAAGTCAAACTAGGCGCCGACCGCCTGCGAACTTTTTTTGTAACTCATTACTATATTGGTAAATAAAAACTCATTCTTGGTCTGATTGTACGCAAAACTGTACGGTCTAGTTCCCAAAACACTAAACATATGTTAACATATATTATTATGAAAACCCCACAGAAATTGATGAACAAGATGCGGTTCATACACAGGAATGGAAGAGCGGTCCAGGTGGAATTTAAGTTCCAACCTGGAGTCTGGCATAGCACGGGAACTCAAGATGAGTATGAAGCCGTAGAAGCAGCTGAGGAGCTCTACAATCGGCTAACTGGTATAACTGTCAATAAAATGCAAACCTTGGAGGAATTTGCGAAAGGGTTTTATATTCCCGGCCGGCATGGAGTAAGAGAACGACTTGCCAAGAAAAATAAGGACTTCTCCATTGAGTGGTTTGAGCTACAGCAAGGGCGAATTGATAATTATATTATACCCAGATTTGGAAATATGCTCATTTCTGGGATTACAACTCGGATGATTGATGACTGGATTATTGATCTCAAGAGTATTTCAAAAAACAAGCCATTAGGAAGTAGTACCAAGATAAAAATTTTATCTGCTTTCTCGGCGATTATGAATGAAGCAGTATCCCAAGAGCTTATTCCCAATAACCCAATCGATCGGATGATCCCCCTTACTGAGCGTAATAAACAAAGGGAACCATTTACAAGAGATGAGATAAAAATTCTATTTCCTACCGATGCTTCAGAATTAATAAAAATCTGGAGGGATTTAGATTGGGCGGTGTTCTTCCTAGTTATGATAGAAACTGGTTTACGGCCAGGAGAAGTAGCCGCACTTCATTGGGAAGATTACTATCCCGAGTTGCAAGGCTTTGCAGTACACAGAGCTTTAAGAGGCCGGACTCGAGAAATAAAAGGTCTTAAAACAGATAGATCTGGTAAGCGCATTAAAGCTGCATTTGTGAGTGATTTCTGTGCCAGTCTATTGAGGCAAATACGAAATGACAAAATGACTGGGATTGTGTTTTCGCTTAAGGGACGACCTTTCCAGATTGAAACAACGGGTAAGCATTTTAGAATCTGTGTGGATAAATCAAAAGTAGATCGGAAGGGAAGGACTCAATATAGCCTTAGGCACACTTTCAATACATTGGCGCTTATGAGTCTCCCTGAAGAATCTGTGAGGGATATGATGGGACATACTGGGTATAGAAGAGAGTATGATCACCGCACAGGGCGAGATTTATTAGAAAAGCACAAAGATATCCGAGGTGTTATGTTCAATAGGATGTGGGGGTGAAATGAAAAATATTTTATATAATTCAGAAATAATATGAATTCGCTATTAAGATATAAGGAACCAGGCGACATCTTCCTTGCTAATCATGTTAGTTTTAGTTTACTATGACGACTAGTTAAAATAAATGGGTATTTGATTTTCCTTCAGTGATATTGAGAGATCAATTCTTGAGATAATTCAATTGATTGTTGGGAAGTGTAACAAGGAAACGGTTATGGAATCAGCAAAAAAAAAGTTTCAGCACCTTTTAGGAGAGCTTTTCAAATTTGATAGTTCAGATTTAGACTTTGGTATTTACCGAATCATGAATTATAAACGAGATGTTATCGAAAAGTTTATCAAGGAAGAGTTACCAAAGACAATAGAAAGCGAACTGAGCAAGGGGCGTATTGCAAATCAATCATATACAGCTAAGGAATTTGATACAGCCAAAGAACAGATATTACAAAATTTTGGGGAAAAAGCTATTGATCCAGATGGGAACCTAGATGAAGCTTTTCTTGGTACGCCACTTGGAAAGACATACCTTGAACTTCAAGCAGAAGCCGCTGGGAGTCAAGTACAAGAGGGCTATGAATCAATCATCTTTAACCATTTATATACGTTCTTTAGCCGATATTATCAAGATGGTGACTATATATCTAAAAAGCGCTACTCAAAACGTCAGAAATATGCCATTCCATACAACGGAGAGGAGGTTTATCTCCATTGGGCCAATAATGATCAGTATTATATAAAAACCGGAGAGTACTTTCATGATTACACCTTCACTTCACATGGGATAAAGATCCACTTCAAGATGAAAGTGGCAGATGTCGAGCAAAACAATGTACGGGGTAAAATACGATTCTTCATTCCTCGTGTGAAAGAGATTGAATGGCATGAAAACACTGCAGAACTGGTAATTCCATTTGAATACCGCCCACTTACCGAATATGAGAATGTTACATATGGAACTAAAGGACAACAAGAGAAAATATTAGTAGAAGCTCTTGAAACAATACCCCAAAATATCAAGAAAGCTGATAAATCGATAGTTGCCCTTACTGCCGAACGCCGAACAACCTCCGAGGGTAGATCAGTAAGCTTTCTTGAGCATCATCTTCGACAGTATACCCGTCGAAACACTTCTGACTTCTTCATTCATAAGGACTTAAAAGGCTTCCTCAGTCGGGAGATTGATTTTTATCTGAAGAATGAGGTTCTGTACTTAGATGAGATGGTGGCAGTAGGAGAAAAAAATTCTGAAGGCTGGTTCCAAATCATGCGAGTTATCAAAATCGTGGGTGGTAGAATCATTGACTTTCTTGATCAGATCGAGTTCTTTCAGAAGAAGCTCTGGGAGAAACTTAAGTTTGTGACTGAAACTCAGTACTGCATTACAGTCGAGAGGATCGATGAGGCCTTTTATCCAGAGATAGCGGACTGTGAGGATCAATGGAATGAGTGGAAAGACCTTTTCAAACTAAATGAAGAAAAGGGAGCTATGTGTTCTGGAAATCTAAATACAAAAGAGGGAAGAATTCAAATTCTCAAAAACAATCCAACACTAGTTGTTGATACGAAATATTACTCTCAACATTTCAGTGATAAGCTGTTGCATAATATTGAGAACTTAGATGACATAACTGGTGGGGTTCTATTTAATGGAGACAATTACCATGTGCTTTCGCTATTGGGCACAAAATATAACGAAGCTGTCAAGTGCATATATATTGATCCACCGTTTAATACGGAAAATGACGGATTTTTATATAAGGATGGATATTTACACTCTAGCTGGCTCACAATGATGAAAGATCGTCTAGAGTTAGCAAAAAAGTTGCTATCTAATGATGGCACTTTCTATGCGCATATTGACTACAATGAGAAGGAACGGCTCAAGTTGTTACTTGATACCCAGTTAGTCTATATTACTGAGATCATTTGGAGAATAGGATGGGTGTCAGGTTACAAGTCTGCAGCAAAAAAATTCATAAGGAATCATGATACGATCTATCAGTATGGTAAAGCCAAATCTCCATTATTTTTAAAGACTTATATCCAATATCCTGAGGGGTATACTAGAAGGGATGGGGGTGAACCATCAGGAAATGGGTATCCTCTGGAAGATACATGGAACTGTAACGAACTTGATCAACTAAACTCCATACAAATTATGAGTTTTAGTAAAGAAAAAGTGGGAAATCAGGCATTGACTCAAAAGAATGAAAATCTAATAGCGAGGATGATTAAATCTTCTTCAAATGAAAAAGATTTAATACTTGATTATTTTTTAGGATCTGGGACGACCACAGCTGTTGCTCACAAATTGAATAGAAAATATATAGGAATAGAAATGGGGCCTCAATTTGATACATATGTACTTCCAAGAATGAAGAAAGTTTTATTTGGGGAGCCTTATGGGATATCATCAGAAGTGTCTTGGAAAGGCGGGGGAGTTTTTAAGTATTCGAGAGTAGAATCCTATGAGGACACACTAAATAATATCCAATTTGACGAAGCAACGGGACAAGAGGTTTTGAAGTTCGACGATTATATACTGAAATATATGCTCAAGTGGGAAACAAAAAAGAGCGAGACCTTACTGAATATCGAGAAGCTTGCAAATCCGTTTGACTATAGGCTGGGAATGGTTGAAGGGGGAAAAACTTCTGAAAAAATGGTAGATATCCCTGAGACCTTCAACTACCTTCTTGGCCTACATGTAAGGACGCGAAAAGTTTATAACAACAAAGACCAGAGATATCTGGTATTCCGTGGACAGATCGACCATCGAGAAGTAGCCGTAATATGGCGCAATATTGAGGACTGGACAAAAGAGGATCTTGAAAAGGATAAGAAGTTTGTTATAGAGCAGCAACTCACCGAAGGTGCTGACGAAGTATTTGTCAACGGTGACTCATTTATTCCCGAAGCAAAATCCTTGGACCCAATTTTCAAAGCTCGTATGTTCGCCGAGGTACAGTAATGCTGCTTATGTGTGATTTATCCTCTGACAGGTACATGGAATAATTATGGCGAAGTTAAAAAATAACAAATTAGAATATGTAAAGCTAGAAGAACGCCTCATACTACTTTCCTGGTTCAACCAACTATTTGGGTACAGCAGCAACAAAGAAATGCTTTCCGATATCCAGGAAACAGGCGAAGGCTATGATTCGACAGGCCGCAGTTACATCTACCACCATTTGATTGCCCGAGGTGGAAAGATTCAACTATCGCCTGTAGCCCTCTCACGCTATGACGACAATATCCGTGAACATTTACGAGCCATGAATGCTCTGAGACCGGAACCCATAACGCTACGCTATTTCCAGTATCTGGCAGTGCTTTATACCGAAATATACCTTGACGCATATTTCAACAGACGCAATCAGCTTCTATTCCAACTTAACAGCTACGTTGCAGAACATAATCAGAAAAAACCTGCAGGTGTAGCTCATGATGAAAAGTTCAGTGAAACGGACTTGAGAAAACTTGCTTACTGGATGGCCACCGGAAGCGGCAAAACGTTGATAATGCACCTAAACTATAGGCAGTTCCTGCATTATAACACTACAGTTCTTGATAATGTACTCCTCATTACTCCGAATGAGGGATTGAGTGAACAACACATCGAAGAGATGACTGCTTCAAATATCCCTTGTCGTAGATTCGACCTAAACGAAAGCGGACTCGATATGACCGATCCCAATACGGTGAGAGTTATAGAGATAACCAAATTGGTGGAGGACAAGAAGGGTGGTGGCCTCAGTGTACCTGTGGAGGCTTTTGAAGGGAACAATCTCATATTAGTCGACGAGGGCCACAAGGGCAGTTCAAGCACAAAGAATGAGAAAGGCTGGCGTTATCTTCGAAACATGCTTGATCAAACCGGATTTACCTTCGAATATAGTGCTACCTTTGGGCAGGCCCTCTCAGCTTCACGTAACGACGAACTTACCGCAGAATACGGAAAAGCAATCCTTTTCGACTACTCCTATAAGTACTTCCACAGCGATGGTTTTGGCAAAGACTTTAGAATCCTCAATCTTCAAGAAGAAACCACCGAAGACAAAACCGCAGTACTACTTTTGGGAAATCTGCTTTCATTCTACCAGCAAAAAAGGGTATTTGAAGACAGCGGAAAAGAGCTGCAACAATACAACATAGAAAAACCACTGTGGGTATTTGTCGGAAGTAGCGTGAACGCTGTCTATACCGAAAATAAGCAAAAAAGAAGTGATGTACTCACCGTTGCCCGATTCCTTCACCATGTATTGGGAAACAAGAGGAATTGGGTTGAAAAGGCCATACGGACTTTACTGGAAGCGAGGACAGGTCTCAATGATCCGACAACCGATCAAGATATCTTCACAGGTAAGTTCCCTTACCTACTTCAGTCTCAACTATCTGCGGAAGAAATCTACCAGGATCTTCTTAAGAAGGTCCTTCGTACGTATACCGGAGGAGGACTTCATATAAGCGATCTGCGAGGCCAAACAGGAGAACTAGCCCTTAAAGCAAGTGGTTCGGAGGAATACTTTGGGCTTATCTATATAGGGGATACCAGTAACTTTAAGAACCTCGTGGAAAGTGATGATTCCGGTATCATAGTGGAAGAAGACGCAATAGCAGAGTCTCTCTTCGACAGAATAAATGAACCGGATACATCTGTAGAAATCCTCATTGGAGCAAAGAAGTTTATGGAGGGCTGGAACTCCTGGCGAGTCTCCAATATGGGCCTTCTTAACATTGGTAAGAAAGAGGGGTCTGAAATCATCCAGCTCTTCGGCAGGGGGGTACGATTGCAAGGGAAGCACCTCTCACTCAAACGAAGCAATGCTTTAGATGGACAACACCCTGACTATATATCGGTACTGGAAACACTCAACATCTTCGCGGTAAAGGCAAACTATATGTCCAAGTTTCGAGAATACCTTGAAAAGGAAGGGATCGAAACCGAAGGGGATGTGGAACTTCCTTTACCGATCAAACCTAACTTTGATTTCCTTGACCAGGGTTTAGTAGTACCACGGGTACCTAAGAGTCGCAATTTTGCTAACGAAATGGACCTCCTCTTGCAAGTTGATCCTCGCATTCAAGTCAATGTGGACATGTCCCTGAAAGTACAAGCGATGGAGAGCAGTGCTACTGGTATTACAGCTACCGCAGTAAAAACAGGTGGTAATAAACCTATCCCACAGGAAAGTCTCAAGTATGTCGACTGGGAAAATATTTACCTTGAACTCCTCGATTATAAAGAACGAAAAGAGATGTTCAATCTTGCTATCAAGCCCAATACACCAAGGGAGATTATTAGTCAACCGGATTCATCACCCCTGTACAATCTTATAGCCGATGATACCATTATAAAGCCCACATCGTTCAAGGACACAGCCCTATTGAACGAGGCTGTACTTAACATCCTGCAAAAATACATGGACACCTTCTACCGCAAGAAACAGGAAAAGTGGGATTCAGAGCACATGATCTACCAAGGATTAGAAGTCAAAGATGCTAACTTCCAGAACTACACCGTCAAAATTGCCAGAAGTGAAACCCAGCTAATTACTGATGTAGAAAAGCTCATCAAAAAAGCCGATGCAATCTACAAACAAGATCTCAATGACTTGCCTACGGTTCACTTTGATCGACACCTTTATCAACCACTGCTCATCGAGCAATCTAACAAATTACGCAGCGAACCTCCCGGACTTAAGGACAGTGAATTGAAGTTTGTAAAAGACCTACGTGAGTTCTTTCAACAAGAAAAGGATGCTTCCTTAGCTGGGAAAGAAATATACCTGCTTAGAAATCTCAGTCGAGGCAAAGGAGTCGGCTTCTTTGAAAAACGTGGGTTCTACCCAGATTTTATTCTTTGGGTCAAAGAAAACAATACCCAACGGATCGTTTTCGTCGAACCGCACGGAATGCTCTTTGCAGATGCCTACCAACATGATGAGAAAGCAATGCTGCATGAAATATTACCCACATTAGGAAAAGAAATGGCCAAGCGATCCGGCATTCAAGGTGTAACTCTGGATTCATACATAGTATCTGCGACCTCTTTTAACGACCTGAAAACAAAATATGAAGACGGAAGCTGGGACAGACAAAGGTTTACTGAGGTTCATATTTTATTCCCAGAGCGCACATCAGGGTATGATTATATTTATACACTTATCAATTGATCAGTTATTGGCATTGCATCCCAAGTTTTACCACACAATAATCTTCCGGCCTTTTTCTTATTTACACCACCCCATTGTTTGAAGAAAAAAGGAACCCCCTGGATATTACACTGATTTTTGATATTCAACACCCATTCTTCAAGCATTGGACGTGCTTTCGGCCCTGATTCTCCTCCAACTATGACCCAATCAATATTGGACAATGATACCGTTCCAATGGGACCGATAAGAGGTTCTATTGAAAGGAAACGTAACTTTGCCGGAACCTGTCGAAGGTCATCAATCCGATATTGTGCGTCTGAATTTTCAACACTTACACCAACCCATATATTGCTGGTCCAATTTAGTCTTGATGAGAGTCTTTTTAATCGTTCAGAACGTTTTGTAAGTATCTGGAATTGGTGCCAGTAGGCATTTTGCATTACATTGAACACTTTGAGGATAAAATCATCAGATATTTCCTCGTGAAACAAATCACTCATCGAATTAACAAAAATAGACTGAGGCTTTTTCCAATTTAAGGGGTAGTTTAGTACATGTTCATGGGTAGTAACATTAAACCCATTACAGTAATTCTTGTTCCCCATTTTTTGCAGCCTTAAAGCCAATCGTTCCGCATAGCAGTTTTTACAGCCAGAACTTATTTTAGTGCATCCTGTAACCGGATTCCAGGTTGATTCTGTCCACTCTATCTTGCTTTTTGCCATTTTTTCTCCTAGTCTGGAAACCAAACCATTATTGTATCACCGAAACTACCTTTACGAGGTGGTTTGCCCTTATCCGAGATTGCATCTATAATCTTGTCATCATACAAATCTCTTAAAACCTTTTTGTAATTCGCCTTAATGTATGGTGTATCGACATTATGTTCTTCATATATTTCGCGCATTGTGAGTTTTCTTCCTTTATAAGTATTAAGCAACTCGTCTCTTAAGTCATCTAATGGTCTTGACAGTTGAAACAGAAGAGACTGTTTAGTCAAGGCATCTGCGGGGTTATATTCAAAAGAAGGGACTTCCTGTGTTCTAATACTGCTTTCATGAGCCATTATGTTTTTCATTATTTCGTAACCCTTAAAGTGCTTGCTTGCAAAGATGAGATGATGGCTTGTTCTGCCCCCTTTATCATTCCTGAATTTAAATGGTAGGACAAAATCTATTCCATTATCCTTTAATGCTTGACAAAGTTCCTCTACGATAATCTGTTCTCTTTTATGAGGGGGCATATTTTGAAGCTTTTCACGCAAATATTTATATCTATTTTTACCGAATAATGCCTCCATGTGATTCTTTACGGCATCGTTACTTATTCCCATGTTTATTCTATTGTAATTGAAAAAGAATATTGAATCACTACCCCAGTCCTTCAAAACAGAGTTTACAAGCCTAAGCGATAGCCCCTTATACCCCCACGGGTCAACAAAAAATAAAGTGGGGATCATAGACATACTCTCAAACATTTTAACTATATCTTCTCCTACTTCATCATTCATAATTTGCGGGCTATACTTTAGCGAGCTTATGTTAGGAATACTCATTACAGCTTTCTCGAGGTCTTTCGTATTTCTTTCGTCTTTATCATTGAATATGGTGACCAGCCTCTCTCTTAACTCAGAATGCTGAATTGCTTTTGTCAATATTTCAACAGGAGTAGACTTTGCACCGTCTTTATACCTGCCAGGACCCGCAAACAGATCTATATATGCAAGTTTCTGATCATATCGTCGATGGCGTTTCTGTGTGCAAATAATTACTTGTGCCCATGCATCAAAATACTTTGCTACAATTTTAGACTTAACAAAGGATTGCTCTTTTTGTTCTTCAAAAAAATTATTTACTTTTGCCATAATCATTTACCTCTCTGGAAAAAAATATGCCATGTTAGGCCAAAGCATTCTAGGAAATCACTATTCTGATATATAGGCTGACATTGTTGTAATAACTATGAAACAACCATCTGTAATGGTATTTCATGTGTATTACTAACGCAATCATTTTTTCTGGCGGGAAATAAACTATAATGAGGCCGTACAACTAAATATCCTCAAACGCAGTCCCTTTGAGGCAAAAGCGTATTAAATCGGCATCGCGGGGGGGGTTTATATGTAACGGTTGGCTTTCCATTCATAAGGAGAGGGAGTAAGCAGGACTGCCCTATCCAGTAATATTACCAGGCTTCTATCGGGTATCAAGGGTAACCATTGACGGTGGGCCACAGGATAAAACTTCAAGCTAGTTCTTCTCAGAAGTAACTACTCATATACTTGCCGATGTCTTTCAGAAAATTATCAAAGAGGAAGAAGCACTTACTGATATCACTGAGAGTCTTCTACCAAACCTCTTCTTAAATGGAGTATTGAAACAATATGTAAAAGCTAGATAATGATGAATCTTTCTTATTCGTTGAGGTAGGGGAAAAACTCAATTTTCTGGCTCAATATAGTTCCATGTGGGAATTTTTTTTGCCTATGATACTGTTTATTTATTTTTATTTATTTATAACCACTTCCCAAGCATGTCTCGACTGGGGATATTCATGTCAAGCCATGGTGTTTCTTTTCGAAGCAAACCCATTTTTGGTTTACGGCAGATATTAATACGGATGACTATGATACCATCCAACAACCTTTCCCTCAATCCGAATATTCTCTGAATCGAAAGAAACAGTCTTGGGCGAGTAGTTCTTATTCTCTGAGTGTATCACAATCTGCCGGTTCACGCGATCAAACTCTAAACGTTTTACGAGTGCCTCATTATCAATAGATAGAACGTAGACCCCATCACCTTCCATGTGCTGGGAGGCAAACACAACAAGATCCCCGCTAAAAAGCTGGATCCCTGTCATAGAATCTCCCTTTACCTCAACAACCCTTAATTGGTCCTTATCAAAACGGGATACAAGTCTCTCAAGCACAGGCAAAACCCTCTCTGGTGTAAATTCTTCGATGTAATTTTCGCCATGACCAGCTGAAACCTTCTGGTTCAAAATTGGTATGTTAATGACCCGTTGATCAGCAGCAAGAGAAAACTCTTTTTTTCTTGGGGTGAGGAAAGTCTGGTCAATAACATCTACGATATGCGCAGATCCTTCTGCGGTACGCGTTATACCTGTCACGAGGTATTCCACAGACACATCAAGTACTTGGGCAATTTTTACCGCGCGGTCAGCCGGCGGCATACGACCATTGGTCCTCCAGCCAGAGATAGTTGTTTGCCGAATACCTGTCTTGTCTGCTAACCACATTTGATTGCGGTCCTCTCCAAGTAGCGCATCTACTCTCTTCCAAAATTCATTTATGGTACGTTCCATGAGTAGTAGTATATACTCATATACCACAAATGGCAATAACTTTAGAAATATTATTATATACCGTTGACAAAGTACTCAAATAAAGTAATATACTTCATATGAAAACGCAAATGAGGTATTCAAACGGGTATAAAAGAACCAGCCTGAATATCAGGCAGGATCTTCACAAGGCTGCTAAACAGGCAGCTATTAATCGGGATATCTACTTCCAGGATTGGTTGGGAGAAGCAATCGAAGAGAAACTTCAACGTGAGGAGGTGAACTATGAATGAAGTAACAATGATTCAGCTGACATCAGATGAGCTTGCAGATTTGATGAAATCTGTAGCCCTTGAAACTGCCAAGTCCGTTTGCGACCAGAAGGTCTACTACAAGGACAAGAGCACCCTGGCTCGAGATTATTACAACGTCACAACACGTACGCTGGTAAATAATCCCTGGATGGTCCCAGACCATGGGCTAAGAGGAAATGGATGGTCTTTGAAGCAGGTCGATGAATGGAATCAGCGACCGATTCAGGAACGCAAGGCAGAGTACCAGCGCGCTATGAAAGCCCTTGTATAAAAGGAGGATGCACCATGAATAGAGTTTTACATAAGGAGGAACAATTAAAAGATTGCTCGTCGAGCAACAAAAAAGGCCCCCTCTCGGGGACCAACAACCTAAATCGGAGGATAGCACACATGACTATCACAACACAAGAGCAGATGCTTGAAGAAGTTATCAAAAAGATGCAACTGATTCGAGATCTGAGTTTCATCGCAGAGAAAGGAGAGGACGAGCTGCGTTATGCAACATTTCGCATCCGAGTCCAGTCTCGCCAGATTGTCGATTTGGTAGAGAAGGCAAAGAAGATCTCTGGCAACGTCCAGGAGGTGCTCGCATGAATAGCCTCATGGAACTACGGGACACCTCAACCCCAACTATAACGATACCAGCAGATCGCCAGGAGTTCCTCCAGGAGCGGACCACCGGTATCGGAGGATCTGATGCTGCAACCATTCTGGGGATTAACCCATACAAGACCCCCTTCGAGCTCGCAGAAGAAAAGCTCGGACGAGTAGAACCCTTCAAGGGCAACCGCTTCACCGAAGCTGGCAATCGCTTAGAAGAGGTCATCGCCCAATGGTATGCCGATGAGACGCAGAGCAAGGTCGCCCGGGCAAACCAAACCTTCAGATTGAAAGAGCATCCCTTCATCATGGCTCATATCGACCGGCGAGTGCTCAACCAGAAAAAAGTACTTGAATGTAAATCCGCTGATAAATGGACCCTCTCGAAATGGGGATCAAGCGGGAGTGATGATGTACCGGATACCTACTTCATCCAGGTCCAGCACTACCTAATGTTCCCCAACTGGGATTCTGCAGACCTCGCTGCCTTAATCGGGGGAAACGATCTGAGAATATATCCGATCACACCCGATAGCGAGCTCCAGGAGATGATCCTGCAAGCTGAGATCGCCTTCTGGGATACGATCAGCCGGGGAGACCTGCCAGACCCCATGACTGATAGCGATGCTGCCAAGCGGTGGCCGAGGGGGAATGAAGAGTCGATCTATGCTGACTACCAGGTCATGGAGTGGGAGAGAGAGCTCCAGAAAGCTGCGGTCAGCAAGAAGGAGCTGGAGGCGAAGATGGAGGACCTGCGGGTGAAGATCAAAGGCTTCATGAAAGAGTACACCGTCCTCTGCGACCCAGATGGCAACAAGCTCCATACCTGGAAAGAGCAGAAGCTCTCATCCTTTAAAGAAAAGGATCTCAAAGCTCAGCACCCTGATGTCTACCAGGCATGCTTGAAGCCGAAGTTTGACAGGAATACCTGCAAATCACTATACCCAGAAATCTACACACGATTTCAGTCAACCGGGAGAGTTTTTAGATGAACGATAGCAATACGCAACTAGCGAAAAATAAAGCAGGGGCAGACATGTATCTGCCCACCACCAAAAATGAAGCCTTCAAATTAGCAGAGAGCTTCTGCAAATCAGCCTTCTGTCCGGCTGCCTACCGAGGCAAACCAGCCGATGTGTACCTTGCCATGGCCTACGGCTCACAGATCGGATTAAACCCCTTGCTGGCGGTACAAAATATCGCGGTGGTCAATGGAAAACCCAGCGTGTATGGAGATGCGCTGACTGCCATAGCCCAGGGACACCATGAGACCGAGAGCTATGAAGATGGCTATAAGGACGATGGGACAGCCTACTGTAAGATCACGAGAAAAGGCAGGACCATCTACCGAGAGTTCTCAGTCGAGATGGCAAAGCGGGCAGGACTGTGGGGGAGAAACACCTGGGCACAATATCCTGAGCGGATGCTGCTCTGGAGAGCGCGAGGGTGGGCGATACGCGATGCCTTCGCCGATGTGCTCATGGGTCTGTGGAGTGTCGAGGAGGCTACAGACAAGCCTGAGGCGATCCTTGATCGGGATGTGACACCTGAGGGGGAGATCCCCGAACCTGAGCCCGAGAAGCCTGCAACGAAAGCCGATCGGATCAAGAGCCGGGTGAAGCCCAAGGTGCCTGAAGAACAAGGCGAGGATGATGTGCTCACCCCTCGGCAGGACATGGAAGCCGAAAATAATGAAAACAGCTCACCTGTAGATGATACAGATGAAGAGTCTGAGGAGAGTACAGGAGAGCTATTTATTTAAATGAATACTCCATGCCGGGTCGAGGTTATAGCCGACCCGGTTGCCCAGCCACGTCCACGGGCAACTGTGGTCGCTGGGCGGCCGAGGATCTATAACCCACAAAAGACCAAATCCTACAAATCTCAGATCATCAATCTATTCATACGCATCCCTGGTCGCTATGAACAGGGAGTGCCGGTGAAAGTCACGATCGATTATTACTTCGATCGGCCTAAGAGTATGCAGCGCAAAAAAGATGAGGGAAAAAATATCTGCCACACGAAGAAACCTGACCTGGATAATCTCAATAAGGCAGTCCTTGATGCCTTGAGCGATTCAGGTATCTGGCACGATGACCGTCAGGTAGCAGATCTGAGATCGAGAAAATTTTATTGTCGCAAAGAACAGAGATCACATGTGGTGATCACTATCGAGGAGATACAACCATGTTAACAGGATTACTCACCGATGAAGGCCTGCTCAAGATCAAGCGAGCAGGCGAGATGAAATATCAATATTGTCCCTATCACCCAGCAGGACTCGAGTGCGGAGACTGGTGCCCTCAGTTTCGAGAGCCAGCAGAGCTATCAGGATCCACCATCGTCATCGAGCTGTGTAACGATACGAAAATCACCTTCCACAGCCTCACTGATCTCAGGCAAAAGAAGGGCAAGAAAGCCAAAAAACGAGTGACTGAGGAGGTGGTATAGATGTCCCAAGATATCAACATGGTGGTCCTTGTTGGCCGCCTGGTACGGGATGCTGAGCTTCGCTACACCTCAGGTGGAACGGCCGTGGCAAACCTGAGTATAGCGGTCAATCGCCGGAAAAAAGACGGTGATAGCTGGAGAGAGGAAGCGAGTTTCTTCGATATCCAGCTCTGGGGAAAAGCTGCTGAGAGCCTGGAGCGATACCTCACGAAGGGTAAGCAGATAGCAGTGCAAGGGGAGCTCAGACAATCGAGGTGGCAGCAGGATGGCCAGAGCAGGTCAAAGGTGAGTATTGCTGCAACGAATCTCCAACTGCTCTCCTCTGGAAAGACTGACAAAACACAGGCTCCTCAAAGCCAGAGCGCACCTCCTCAGCCCAGAACTCATGCCGAGTTTAGCAGAGGGGGCCAGCCGCCTCAGAGTCAGGGAGCACAAAGCTCCAGGCAGGGTCCTGAGTTCTTCGATGATGACATACCGTTCTAGGGGGAGGAGACCATGCACAGATTACCAGCTAAGGCGACAATCAGATCGGTAACCGTCCAGGTGCTCCACGAGACCCCAGAGAACGCAGAGTTCTCAGCTCTCGAGCTGCAGAAGAAGGTTACCTCACGGATATTTAGAAAGACCGGAGTAGTCAGACGTCCCTATCCCGATACGGTACTGCGATACCTCAGGTACGCCCGGGAGGGAGGGAAGTATGACTACAAGTGTATCAGCCGAGGGAAGTCTCTCTATAGAAAACAGAGATCCCGAAGCACATCAATGGAGAGATAACAGCACATACTATGGCACGAGATGATATTCGACTCGATATAAACTTCTTCGAACATCCCAAGACCAAGCGCCTTATCAGGGTATTAGGACATAAAGGGTTCTATGCCCTGGTACGGCTGTGGACCAGCTCAGCGAAACTCTACCCCAAAGGGGTCTTCAAGGACCTTGATGAGGTAGATATTGCTGAGCTTGCAGGCTGGGATGAGGATCCAACAGTGTTTTGCAAGGGCCTCAGTGACCCGAAGATAAACTTCCTCGAGAAGGTGGAAGGCGTCTACTCCCTTCACGGATGGGAGGACCATCAGCCCTGGATCTACTATCAGAATGAGCGATCCGAGATAGCCAGGCAGAATGCCCGCAAACGATGGGCAATGCAATCAGCTGAGGATGGGCATACAGAAGGCAATGCAAACTCGAATCCAGAACCCAATGCAGGTGGCAGTGCAGATAGCATGCAACATGCATCGGATACCAAGGGTAATGCAGAGCGAACAGCAGAGGGGAATACCGATTGCACAGAAGATGATGCAAAGCGCATGCAAACCGCACAGCAGGTCGCATGCAATCTGCATACAGTTGGCAATGCTCCATCTCCTTCTCCTATTCCTACTCCAATACCAATACCTAATCCAATTCCTAAAGATAGCGGCGAACCAGAAGTTTCACCGCCATCGGGAGACGAGCAGGAGCGTACACCCCCAGAAACAACGCCATCACCACCGAAAAAGAGATCACCAATTCAGGATACTGAACTCTACACTTCGGTCCAGAAAGCCTTCTTGTCAAAAAACGGGGAGAAGTTCACCGATTACGGCAAGGAGGGCAAAGCCATCAAGCAGCTCATCATTAAGGCGAAAGCCCGGGATCCTGATGCCTATGATGAATTCTTGAAAAGCATGATCACACGCTTCTGGGAGCTTAAAGCAGGCAAAGACCGATTCTGGAAATCACAGCCGTTTCTCCCATCAGCACTCAACGCTGGAGGCATCTTCGATCGGGTCCTTGAGACCTTCAGGGACCCTTCAGGAGGTACAAATTCCCCACCGGGGGAGTTAGACCAGGAATTCCTTAAGCTCATCAAGCAGGCTGAGGCTAAGCGTGAAGGGGTGGTGCTATGAAACTGCAGGAGTTTATATCCAAGATCCAGGCCTACTACGGGACGAGCTATCCTCAGGGCCAACGGGATGCGGTAGTAACCTACCTGGGGTCAAAACCGCCGGAGCTCCTTGAGGCCTTGTTTGAGGTGTGTCTCAAGCGCTTTAGCTCGAAGTGGAAGATGGTTCCTGATATTGCCATCTTCGAAGAGCACCTGGGGGAAGCGATTGAACTCGCTCGAGATCGGCAGAGGAGGATTGAGTTTAATAGCCCTAAGCAGATCCAGGAGCGATCCCTCACCCCAGAAGAGCTTGCAGAGCACACCAAGAGGCTTCGAAAGATGATCAATGAAGTTGAGCGTAAAAAGCGCTTTGAACCTGCAAAAGGCCAGGGAAGGTAGGTGTATGATGAGCACACCAGAGACAGCGATATATGCAGGAACGAGTAATCTCAGGCATTTCTACGCCGAGAATCCAGATGGACGGGTACGTGATGATTATTTTGGCTACTGGCTATCAGGGAGAATCTGTCCTGTTTGTAGGAGCCCCATGAACACCAATGGGAAGCAGTTCAAGTGTCCACAGTGTGGGGAGGTGGTGGAGTTTGGAAGGAGGAAGGGGTAAGATTTTAGCAACACGACCTCACTCAGGATGACTAAGGAGGGAATAAAAGATGTAGCCTAAAATCCGAGGGGTATTGTCAATTAAAAAGTATTCAAGTTTCTTTTGGAATTTCAGCCCCAATTAAATAACCTTGTTCCATTAATTCTGAAAGAAATTCATCCATTGCCATATTGGCAACCTCAGCCCAGTTTCCAGTCGGTGATGAGTATGATTGAATAAACCAGCTATGATAAAGCTCTTGTTCATCAACATCACTGAGAGTAAGATCGACTGCGATTGTATACTCTGTGAAAGTACCATATTGTGTTAATGTGTCATGCTGAGTTCTTTCCAAACTTAGGGTAATGAGCAAACGATCTTCATACGGGGAAAATGGTGTTTCTGTGGTATAAATGAGACCAGTTGCTTGGGAAGCTTCTTCTAGCGTTTTGGGTGTTTTTACCTCTTGGGATAAAAGATAATCATTTATTCCAGGAAATATTGTTTCAAAGTAATTGCTTTTGATAGCAAAATTAACGTTCTGCATGAAGGTGCCTTTTTGCTGAAATGCAAATACATCTGAAACTTTTGAAGTTACAATTCCAGCTGCTTTGGAAAAGTCGTCAGCCAATAAAACTGGTCCGCCACTATTTCCCGGTTGAATTTGTGCTGAGATTTGTAATACTTTCGGATCTCCACCAACACCACTTTTTGCGTTGATTATCCCTTTTGTTATTCTAACATCCTCGCTTAAAATGTCGGTGGTGGGATATCCAATAGCGTAGACATCACTACCTAGCGTATAATTCTCCTCCGTATATATCCTAAAACTATATGGAAACTCATAGTTAAGCACTTCTGCAATGGCTAAATCATTTTCGGGATCTTCCATAACTGTTACTATTTGAAAAAGCTCATCATTAACCGATAGATATTGTTCCTCGTACTCAAGCACATGGGCATTTGTGACTATTATTGAGGGCAGTATGCTAAAACAGGTTCCAGATCCAATTTTAGTGGAAAGATCTGGAATATCTTCTGCTGTATGAATGATTTCATTTTGGAGACCATGTTCGGTCAGTGATAAAGAGACTGCATTTGCAACGGAATAATCCAAATTTTCTGTCCGCATGTAAAAGATCGTTTCAGAAGCTATAATTGGTTCTTTTGGTAATTCTACAAACGCCTTGCCAATACCATGTGTGACACAAGAAGACATTAGAAAAACTAAAGTAGAAATAACCAGAGCAAAAATTGTTTTTTTCATTTTCCCTTCCTTTCCTTGCGTAACAGCGTGAATATTCTATCATATCCTTCTGGATTTTTGTGGCGAAGTTAATGATCCATCTTAAGGTAAAAATAACGATTGTTTGGAATATCGGTACATGTGGGGTCCCCTTGGAGGCTATAACGAGTAGTCTCTAAGAAACCCCTTCCCATTAACCACACACCGCTCATAGACTATCCCTATGAGCGAGTTTTACGTACTAGAGAGAACCAAAACATCCGACATCCAGATCAAATGTACTGGAGCCGACACTCTTTCAATCGATGCCATCATCGAGTTCCAGGGAGGCTTGAAGAAGCTCTCCAAATCAAGCCTTGAAAAGCTGAAAACACGGATCCTCACCGATGGCTTTATCGCCCCCATCTTTATTTGGGAGCACGAGGGAGATAACTTCATCCTCGATGGCCATCAGAGACTGCAGGCGCTGCTCTCACTTCGAAAAGACGGCTATGATATTCCCCTTATTCCAGTTGATTATATCCACGCTGAGAGCATCGAGGATGCCAAAAGAAAGCTTTTGAGCATCACCAGCCAGTATGGTGAGTTTGATGTAGAAGAGTTGCAGTCCTGGCTCAAAGACCTGGATGAAGAGATCCGGGATACCTTCCGCTTTGTCGATGATGAACTCAAACTGGCCTTCGATGAAGTGCCCGATGAGACCGAGGACGATGATGTAGTGGAACTCGATGTTCCTGCTATCAGTCAGCACGGTGATATCTGGCAGCTGGGAGACCACCGACTCATGTGTGGCGATGCAACCAGCAGCGAGGATGTAGCAAAGCTCATGGACGGGGAACTTGCCGACATGATCTTTACCGATCCTCCCTATGGAGTGAGCTACAAGGGCACAAATAACCCCAACGGGCGTGAGTGGGAGATCATCGAGGGAGATACCCTTCGAGGTGATGCGCTCTACCAATTGCTTTACGGATCCTTCCAGCAGCTGTACGCCTTCTCCAGAGAAAACCCGGCTGTCTACGTGTGGCATGCATCCAGTACGCAAATGATCTTCGAAACGGCACTCAATGATGCAGGCTTTGAAGTCAAAGAGCAGATCATCTGGAACAAGGGCATGGTCATGGGCCACTCAGACTATCACTGGTCCCATGAGCCGTGCTTCTATGCCAGGAAGAAAGGCAATAACAACAGCTGGTTTGGAGATAGAAAACAACGGACCATCCTTCGCCAGGAGGAGATTGACCTCGAGACGTTCAAGAAAGCCGAACTCATCGAGATGCTTTCCTTTTTCCGGGATGAATCAACGGTCTGGGAGATTCGAAAAGACTCAGCTCAGACCTATGTCCACCCCACCCAGAAACCTGTGGACCTGTGCATGAAGGCAATCAGGAACAACACTACCATAAAGCAGAACAAGGTCCTGGACCTCTTCTCAGGATCGGCCTCCACGATCATTGCCTGCGAGAAATCTCACCGTCAGGCCTACGCCATGGAGATCGACCTTCAGTACGTGGATGTGGGAGTCCAGCGCTATATCAGGTGGTGCAAGGAGAATGGAAAAGATCCTGTGGTGCTCAAAAACGGAGAGCTCTGGACCAGCGATGATAATGAAGAGGGGGACAAAAAATAAATGCCAGCGGGACGGCCGAGAAAGTACACGAAGAAACTGCTCAAAGAAATTGAGGAGAAGATTAACGCCTACACAGATACCACACCACTTCCGGTGCTTGCAGAATGTGCCTATGAGCTCGGGATGCACCGTCAGCAGCTGTATGAATTCCCGGAATTGAATGACGCTATCAAAAAATTGATCACGAAAAAGGAGTCTGTGCTCGAAAAAGGAGCCCTATCAGGCAAATTAAACGCGAGTATGGCCATCTTCTCACTCAAGCAGATTGGATGGAGCGACAAGCAGGATGTCAGCCACTCAGGACACATTGATGGAAGCAACAAGATAGAAATCTATCTGCCAGATAACAGTAGGGAGGAGTAGAAGATGATATTGCACACAGAAAATGCCGATATTCACGTTGAGCTTACAGAGGAGTTAGAGGATCTTGCCAGGATGATTGATGACGATGAGAAAATGATGGAGATCCTAAGAAATTTTGCTGGGATCAATCTCTACTTCCCGCAGAAAATATCCAAGGCAATCGAGCATGAGAAGATTTGGAATGATTATCAGAGTCTGTGCTCCAGGCCAAACATCCCGAAGATGAGGGTACTCACGATACTTGAGGAGCGCTACGGGATCAGTAAGCGCTGGATCCATGAGATTGTGACCCGACATCAGCTTGCAGTCCAGTAATATCAGTGCTCATACGACCGCAAGAAGGGCCGCAGGAGGCCTTTTTATCGACACCAGCAGACATCTGTATCTATGGTGGGGCTGCAGGGGGAGGGAAGTCATACGGACTGCTGCTTGAGCCGCTTCGCCATGTGCATATCCCGAAGTTCTCGGCTGTCATCTTTCGTCGCTACGCTGATGAGATCACGATGGAAGGAGGACTGTGGGAGGTCTCACAAGACCTGTATCCAAACTTCGGGGCAACCCCAGTAGCAACTCCTATCCATCAGTACCGCTTTCAGACGGGTTCGGTGATATCCTTTCGTAACTTTGATCATGAGAAGAAGAAACATAAGTTCCAGGGAGCTCAGATCCCCTTAATTGAGTTTGATGAGCTTACCCACTTCTCTGAGTCGATGTTTTGGTACATGTTATCGCGTAACCGCTCTACCTGCGGCATCAAGCCCTACATGAGAGCCAGTACGAACCCTGATCCAGATAGCTGGATCCTTCCATTCATATCCTGGTGGGTAGATCAAGACACAGGCTTCCCGATCAAAGAGCGAAGTGGGGTGATCCGTTGGTTTATCAGACAGTCAGGGGAGATCATCTGGGCAAACTCGAAAGATGATCTCCAGAGAAAATATCCAGGCTGCCACCCGAAGAGCTTCACTTTCATTCCCTCATCGGTGTTTGACAACAAGATCCTGCTTGACCAGGATCCAGGCTACCTAGCGAACCTCAATGCGCTGCTTGATTATGAGCAAAAAAGGCTCATGGGAGGCAACTGGTTTGCTCGTCCCACCGCAGGTGAGATCTTCAAGCGGCAGTACTTTGAGATCCTGGACCCGGTAGAGATCCCACCAGCCCAGGTTGAGGTGCGATTCTGGGACCGTGCTGCAACCAATCCCAGTGAACTCAACCCTGATCCCGACTGGAGTGCAGGAATCAAGCTCAGGAAAGCCATAGATGGCAAATTCTATATCATGCATGCCTCCCATTTCAGAGGTGAGCCCTATGATGTCCACCGAGCCATTAAGAATATGGCATCACAAGATGGACGAATGACGACCATCGGTCTGTGGCAGGACCCGGGATCTGCAGGTAAGTATGAGGTTAAAGATTATGTGCACCACCTGATGGGTTTTGATGTGCAGTATTACCCCCAGACGAAGAACAAACTCAGCTACTGGAAGCCCCTGGCTGTCCAGGCAAAAGCAGGAAACGTGAAGATGGCTCGAGGGGAGTGGAATGAATCCTTCTTGCGAGAATTAGAGGGAGTAACTGACGGATCACAACCGGGACACGATGACCAGGCAGACGCTGCAGCTGGTGCATTCTTACTGCTCACCGATGGAGCGCCCACACCAATCCATGTTCCCGAACTTGATCGAGCACAACTAAGGAGTCTACGCATATGAGACGTTACAAGGCCGTATTACAAGAGGATGGCAGACTGAATGATAACCAGATCGTGAAACTCATTAAAGCAAGAGAGCAAGAGATCCCTGATCTGCTCTCCCTTCACAATTACTACCGAGGCAAGAATCCTGCGATCCTGGCAAAAGATGTAACAGAACATCGAAACAGGATCCCGGTTCCCTATGGGAGGCTGTTGGTGCGCATTGTCGTGGGCTTCATGTACAAATCAGGGCTCATCAGCTATGGCCTTGATGAGGATACCGGGGAGACTTCCTACTATTCACTGATTGAAGATGTGTTCAAAGCAAACCGGGAGGCTGAGCTCAACACAGAGCTGGGAAAGGATCAGACGATCTTCGGCGAGGCTTACGAGCTCCACTACGTTGATAACGAGGAGGGAGAAGATCAGTTTGCCAAGGTACCGGTGTATGAGTTTATCCCCGTCTACAACTACGATATCAAGCCCAAGCTCATTGCAGGCATCAGGTTCTATGCAGAGCACGAAGGACAAAGCAAAAAGATCTTCGTTGAGATCTACTACACTGACCAGGTTGAACGATATCAGCTGGTTGGATCATCCCTCACGCAGTTGTCGACCGATGTCCATCCTTACGGCCAGGTTCCGGTGGTGATCTACCGAAACAACGAGGATATCCAGGGGGATCTTGAGCATATCCAGAAACTCATTGATGCCTATGATGTGTTAATCTCCACCTTCCTCGATGATGAGGAGAAGTTTGCTGAGGCTATTCTGCTCTTGTACGGGAAATACCTCGATGAAGAGGCGTTAAGCAAGCTGCAGAAGCTGAGGGTCATCGATGGACTCAAAGAAAACGATAAGCTTGAGTACCTCACGAAGGACCTATCGGTCTCCGGGAGAAAGGAACTCCTCGAGATCATCCGCCAGGAGATCCACCGGCAGTCGCTCATTCCTGATATGACAGACCCCAGCGCCCTGGGGCAGAAGTCAGGGGAGGCATTCACGTACCTGTTCGCGCTTTTCGAGATGCTTGCAGGGGAGAAGCAGAGCTACTTCGCTCAAGGGCTGCGTAAACGAATAGAGCTCATCACAGCAACACTAAGCTATCCCAAGGGGAAACAGGTCGGAGACCCCAGTGACATCAAGATCATCTTTACCAGGAACATACCGAAGAATCTCACCGCTATCACGGAGATGGTATCAAAGCTCTGGGGCATGGTAAGCGAACGGTCCCTCCTCGAGCAGCTTCCTTTTATTGAGAACCCAGATGCGGAAGTAGAGCAGAAGAGAAAAGAGGATGCTGCCAATATGGAAGTAAGTCCGCTCTCATCAGATGAGGTGCTGAAAGTCTATCAGGACGGTGGCATGAAGAGCGCTCCTGCCGGCCAAAAACGGGCATAGGGGCCTCTATTGGCAGTGGGTAAACTCTCAGGAGATGGGGCACTCTTTGATAAGCTCTATGGAGGTATTCAAGCATCGCTCTACAATCAGCAGCTCACAAGTGAGGAGAAGATTCTCTCATTGTATGTCCAGGCCTACGAGCAAATCAAAGTCGATCTGGCTGGAGTGTACGCCTCGTATGCACAGGATGGAAAACTCAGCTTCTCAGAGATGAGTAAGTACAATCGCCTGAAAAACCTCGAAGCCCAGGTCTCCTCACACCTGAAACCCATCCTCAAGCGAAAAGATAATCTGCTCATAGATACCACGAAGAAACTCTTCGAAGAATCCTTCTATCAGCACGGCTACGCCATCGACCAGAATGGTGGGTGTGCACTGAAGTGGGGATTGCTTCGAGATGAGGATGTTGAGGCTCTCGCGTTATCACCCCTGGGGAAGCTCTCTGAGACGAGGTACCTCCAGGGTGACCGGGATCAGGCAGTGTATGCCATCCGTAAGCTCATCACCATCGGGATCGTCAAAGGGGATGATTATCCACGTATGGCCAGGAACATACGAGATGCCATGGGGATAGCGAAGCTTCATAACGGAAAGTATGTCCCATCGAACAAAGGGCAGCTCTACAAAGCCCTGCGTATTGCCAGGACTGAAGGACAACGAGCGGCAGTTGAAGGCCAACGGAAAGCATATGAGAAGGCTAGTGAGGAGGGGGTCGAGCTCAAAGAGATCTGGGATGCTGCTCTTGATGCGAGGACACGACCTGAGCATGGAGCGCTCGATGGGAAGGAGAAGAAAGAAAAAGGCTGGAAAGTCCCGTCAATCGGGTGGGTAACAGCTCCCCTGCAGTCAGGAGTAGCAAGTTTTGATATCCACTGCCGCTGTCGGATCCGTGGTCAGATCAAAGGCTATCCTCCCAAGGTACGAGGAATAAAAGGAGAAGGCCAGCAGCCCTGGACTGATTATGAGAGCTGGAGAGGAGCGGTAAAGACAAAAGGCTCGGCTAAGAGTCTTAACCTACCACCACCAGTCTCATCGCTTCCTGTAGGAGAGGCCGGAGCGAAGGCCTTTGGGGCACGGTTAACCCAGAAGAAAGGAACCCATCTCGGTGGCTCCACGGGAGCGAAGCTCTTCGTCGATGATGAGGGCAGTGAGTGGATAGTAAAGACATATCACGGCTCGAAGGAGCGGGTACGAAATGAGTTCGTGGCCAATCAGATCTATGACAAGGTAGGTGTCCAGGTTGCCCAATCTCGTCTTGCCTACATCGGGGATGATCTAGCGGTTGCTACCAAGCATCTGGGAGCTGGCTACAAAACAGTGGGTTACAACGGCCTTGAAATGGCCTCCCAGGCTAACCGGGTGAAATCAGGGTTTGTTACCGATGCCTGGCTTGCCAACTGGGATGTAGCAGGAGCGAGCATTGATAACCTGATGATTTCAGGCGGTAAGGTCTCAACGATTACCCGTATTGATCAGGGCGGCACGCTCTTCTATCGGGCACAAGGGGCGAAAAAGGGTTCAGCCTTTGGAGCCAAAGTAACCGAGCTCAAGACACTACGGGATCCTTCCATGAATTCTGCCTCCGCCGGACTCTTTAAGCACGTAACAGACGCTGATGTTGCCAAGCAAATCAGGACACTGAAGATTCGCATCAAAAAGGGTGATATCACCGAGATCTTGAAGACAAGTGGTCTCTCACCAATAGAGCAAAAAAACTATTACACCATGCTCACGCAAAGGCTTGAGTATCTCTATCAGTGGGAAAAGAATTTCAAGGCAAAACCTGCTCCAAAGATAAAACCAGCAGCTCCACAGGGACCTCTGATCGGACGTACTTCACAGGAGGTAACAAAGCTCACCCATGAGTCCTGGAATTCTTTCACCTCTTCAGAGCGTCAGGCTATAGCTAATTACACCGGTTCTGGGTATCGTGGGATTAACCGTGATGCCCTAGAAGGAATAGCCTATCGGGATCTCGACCAGGCACTTGATAAAATGCCCTGTTATGAAGGGGTAGTGGGACGAGGAGTTTCTAATATCCCTGGGATAGAGAATCAGTGGAAGAAGTGGAAAAGCGGTGACTGGGCCTATGTACAGTGGAAAGCCTACTCATCAACCTCGATTACTCCCGGACGAAACTTTGGGACCGATAGAGGATACCTGGCGGTTATCAAGACCAAGGGAAAGAACCGGGCAGGCTACATCAATGGTAAGAGCAACTTTGCAGCAGAGGATGAATACCTCTTCGGTATGGATGCAAAATTCAGGGTTGCAGGGTATGCGGAGAGCCCTGATGGGCGAAAGAGAACGATACTTCTTGAGGAGGTCGATGATATCCCTGATAAGCAGGAGCCGCCAACGAAAATGGAATATGAGGAGATATTGAGGATATGGAAAGAGAGCAGAGGGAGGTAGATATGCACTATGATACCGGGAGGTATGCGATTATGTGGGTATCTCCGTGTCATTACTGTAAGAACCTCACTGATATGGGAGGGCTTGATTACAAAGGGTGGACGTGTAAGGCGTTCCCAGAAGGTATTGATCCCCAGATTGTTGAAGGAAAAAAGCGGCATGATGAGCCGATTGAGGGGGATCATGGACTGCAATATGATCCGAAGGTTTTTGAGGACAAGCAGGGGGAATTCTGGTACGATTGGGATGGGAGAGTTAACAATGCCGCTTTGGGTGTAAAAAACTGAAACTCTAAATGCTGATTGTGGTTACTGCTTTCAGCAGTCCAACCTGGCCAATTGACCGGAGTAATTCATGCCACCGAACTGGGTGAATCCTACTAGCTTTCTAGACTGACAGAACCATGTAATAGTTTTTTTGTTTTGCTCTATGCTTTTCCTCTAGATCAGGTCCCATAAGAAAGAGTGTCAATGATGATGCTTGCACCCATCCAAGGACAGCTTGTCCCAAGGCAATGTTGGCAAGAACTCAATTTTTTGAGGACTTTAACAATACTGGAGAATAACATTCAGTAACACAAACCATTGTGATATAATTCAAGCAATTAGAAATATTTAATCAGAAAACATATTACTTTTAAAGGAGAATCCAATATGGATAGTTTCCGCCTAATGGAGTTATTTTTTGGTGCAATTACATCGGCTGGAGTATTATATGCATTACTATCCCCTTACTTCAGAAAACATTCAAGAAAAAGAAAAATAAAACAGATAATAGAACAAGAAATGGACGGAAACCATGAGTCAATCGCTCATTGGCTTTTTAAAGATGGATCCGAGAATGTGGATGAAAGTGATATCACAATAGGAGATTTGTTGCTGTGTAGCATCGAACTCCGTGAGACGAGCTGGAAAATGTTGAAAAATGAAGCACGTGTATTATTTAGCCCTCGAGTTTTCGTGACGATCGATGCATACTATTATCAAGTTGAATCAATAATTGAAATCGCAAGCCGATTAAAAAGTCAAGGCCTTGCGGATGATGAAAGAAAAAAGAGGTTAAAGGAGCAAATATCTTCCCTAGAGTTCGAGTATGTGTTTTGTGTAGCAATAGCTATAATCAGAGATGCTACTGAAGGATACCAAAGAATGCTAAAAAAAGACAGAGAAGTAAAGTTTAAGCCAATGGTAATCATCAATAAACAAGAAATGATAACTGCTGAAGAGTAATCCGATTGCTACGCAAAGCAAAGTTACCGTATAAAACTGTGAAGGTTTTTGGTGATTTTGAAGTTAGCTGGATGCTGACAAAATATGCGCAGGATTTCCTTGAATGATTGTGTATTTCAAGCCAGACGTGCATTATCCAAGGTTGTATCATCTATTAAATAGCAGTGGTAGGAGTTGCCCCATTTGCTGGTAGTCTTTGCTCCGGTCACGTGGCTGGGTTGGACCGTTGAAGTCTGTTACTAAGAGTGTTTAGTTAGATAAAGAATATGAAAGTGTTTAATCATCTAGAAAATATTATCATTCCAGTAACTAATAAACCAATCGCTATGTGCCAAAGCTCTATAAAGTGCCGTTTGCCAAGAGTTCATTCCCCCTTTTTTCCTTATCTCGTATTCTTCCATTAGGTAGTCTCTAACTAATCGGGCAGTGTTTGGGCTGTTTAATAAGTTTTTCAGTCTCACGAGCAAGACTCTCATTTCACTCCCTGCTTGAGAAATAAAAAGACTATTTAGGCTGAAATATTTAAAATGTGAATTGAGTTTCTCAAACCATATGGGGCTTATGTTCTGATCGTTGACGTAGAAGGAATATGAACAAGGAACCTCTTCATGCAACTCACAATAAAACCATTCCTTTTGAATAGTTTTATCATAGTATGGATGAAAAACCTGCTCTTGAAAGGAGCTTGGGCGAATAGAATTCTTTGCCCTATTACAATCCGAACAGCAGGGGATCAGATTATGGGGGTTAACTGATAAAGCGGGATAATCAGACTTCGGTAAAAAGTGATCCAAGGTTTTTACTTCTCGGTGGTCGCAGTAGGGACAAATTTGATTTGGAGCAGAATTTATAATTTCATCATATACGTGTCGTCCGACCGATGATTTATGAACCATCCTATATGTGTAATTTTCCCTTAATTGTTTACGATAAGGGAATGCTTGAATTTCTATGGGCTCATCAAGTTCCCATAGATGCCCATTAGCTGCATATTGATCATAGTTTTCTAGCAATCGTACAACAGGTTGAGTCAGCCGTAATAATTCAGTTCTTACTTCTGGATCTCTGATACTTTTGGTGCATTTTGTATAAACTTTTTCTGGATCAATAAATGGCTTTGGCAACTTCGTCATAGAAAAACCTTCATCTTTTATTATTTGCTATCAGACTTCTTAAAATTATTCTTGCCTCTGCACCTAGCTTATTATTAAAACTTCCTAGGGCTTCCTCGTAAGGAATATTTGGTTGAATTGCTTCTTTAAGTAATTTGTGGAATCCAGATTCGGTTACTTCAAGCCCAAATATTTCGCTAGTTAGAATTCCAATACTCTCCCCAAAAGTTTCATTTTTTGGCCTTTCTGCCTTTGCTGAATTGCCACTTCTTGATATTTTCCAAACGCACTCATTAGGGACTTCTTGAAGCACTACTGGTGAGTGAGTTGCAATAATTGCAACACCATTCTTGCTTGTCAATAAATTTGATATTGCACGGACTAGAGCTGATAAAAGTGGAGGGTGAAGGTGTGACTCTGGTTCATCGATCAGAATCAACGTTTTTTCTTCAACCTTCTCCACTAGTTTTGTTATAGTTAGAAGAACTATACGATGACCAGAACTCATTTTATTGTATATTGTTTTTAATTCCGTAATACAGTTGTTTTTCTGGATGTTATTAGCCGTTAACGTCTTTCTAAGGTTTTCACTAAACATTGGATCGCTGTATAATTCATCGAGCACCTCCAACAACTTATCATCTTTTTTTTGCGCCAAACAGTTCTTAAAACTCTTTATAAATGAGCCGGTGAGCATTCTGGAGCTCATTGGGGACCCCCGTTCTTTTCCCCCAGAGTTGGTGGTTCTTTTTAAACCTACATAAGAGTATTTAAATCCTTTTTCTCTTTGGGAAGATTCATCCATTGGGACAAAGTCATCAAAGGCGCTGAAAGCGACGGAAATAACACCGGCAAAATCACAATCATTTTTTTGCTTGAAAGAAAATATGGCAGGTTTTTTATCAGAATTATTGTTTTGGGAATAGTCACTTAGAAGCGTCTTAATCATTGAATTTAAAATGAAAGTTTTACCGACCCCATTACGTCCGATTAAAACGTGAATATTTGTAGGAGGTGTAGAGTCTGGTATTACGGAAAACGAAAGGTTTAACCCAGCTGTGTTTCTATTTTGCATTATTTCAAAATCGAATGCATAATTTGTTAAAAGTGCTCCACCTTTGACCAATCTTTTTAATTGTCCTGACAGAGACGATTCACTAACAAACCTTAAAAGTGATGTCATGGTCACTTTTTCAAAAAGAGCTTTTTCCCGGATTTCATCATTGTAGACAATATCTCTCAATCCTATGAGTATTTTCTCTTTTAAGTTTTCTGGGAGTTTGTTGAGTTCGTCATAGTAATCTTCACCCTGACCAAGAGAGAAATATTTTTCTTCAAGTACATCAAAAGTATCAGGAATCGCTGTATGACTGTCGAAACTAGGCGTTTGGCCAAAATACGCAATTTTTACTCCACCAATTTCAAATCTGTTGCCATCCCTGTCAAAAACGATTAATTCGAATAAAGTCTTATACGTAAAATCATCCCAATTATCACTCTGGAGATATGCAATATTCGTCCCTGTTTTCGGTTGGTACCTCAAATTTGCCTTAAAAAATGGTTTGTTGAAATTATCCATATGCTTATCCGCCCAATTCCTAATTATTATTTACAAGCTTTTCAAAATTACACAGCGTACCAATTATCCCCAATTTTTAAGAGATTACGGTCTGATAGGAACGGTTCAAAGGTGTTAATTCTGTCTTTTGTTGGAGAGGAACTCAATTTCATCGGAAAAGTTTTAAGAGAATAGCCTTCTTCCTCAATGAGACGAATATGTTCTTTAGAAAAAGTAAAACCAGCACGCTTCCTTCCCTTTTTTCCATACATCCAATTGCGACTAAGAATCAGATGACCGTGGTCATCAACAAGGTGCTTCCAGGCTCCAAAAATGATTACCTTCTCATCCACATTGATAAAAGACCAGGCATTTTGCCAATTTTTACAGGTAGCACCGACAGATTCAATGAATTGTTTCCGACTCAAGATATCCTCCCAAAAAAGATGCAAGAATTTTCATCACTATCAACCATACTATCACACCATGGTAATTAGTGAACGGTTTCTTTTGAACACTTCCACACATTCCCCCGACACTCATCATAGAACCAAGGCCGTACTTACGGGGACGGACTTATCTAAGGAGAGAGAAATTCATGTTCAGATTTTTTGATTTTATACCCACATTGCTTCTATTACCCGATGATGGATTAAGCGGTAATTCAGGATCAGATGATGCGAATGAGGACACAGGGGGCACTGAGGATGATACCAATTCCCAGGGTTCAGCTGATGAAACTCAGAGTGTTGAAGAGCTGCAGAGCCAGCTTGAGGAGCTGAAAAAACAGTCTTCGAGTAAGGATAAAGCGGTGACCAAGCTCACAAAGCAGATTGATGAGATGAAAAAGGCTCAAATGTCTGATGCCGAGCGTAAGGCTGCCGAGGAGAGAGAACGCGAAGAGCAGCTCCAGCAGGAGCGAGATCAGTTCTTATCTGATTGCCGAGTTATAGCTGCCGAGCGTGCGGGTTTGAGTGAGAATGAGGCAACACTTGTTGCCGGTAGCTCACAAGAGGAGATCCGGGAGAATGGAAAGCTTTTGAAATCGCTTTTAGAGGCACGATTTAGTGAAGGGTATGAAAAAGCCAAAAAAGAGGGCATGAAAGGCAGTGTTCCCAGAAGCGGAGAAGATCCAGCTTCTGGGACAAATAAGAGGTTAAGTGACCTGTTTACAGGTTAAGGAGAAGAATAACGATGCTTATACCATCAGAAGGTGTTGTCACCTTTGACGTACCGCAGAACGCGGTGGACGTCTCAAATCTGTTTTATGATATATCACTTCCGGCTGCAAAGCTGCTGAACACCGTATCACTGGGAGATTCAGTGAAGGCCGTAGACCCCAAGTGGTTCGATGATCGCAGGCTTGCCATTGGAACGAGCCTTACAGCTGACTATGTTGCAGCTTCGGGAAGCCTGACACTGGCAAGTGTTGAGGGCGTGAGAGTTGGATCAACATTCTCAGTTGGTCCGACCGTGTTTAAAGCAACCGCAGTGGATCCTGCCACCAAGGTAGTTACTGTCGCCGTACTTGCAGGGGATACCGGGCATACAACCGGGGATGAGGTGATCTTTATCGGGAACGCCCGAGCTCAAGGATCTGCCCGCCAGGACTCAGATATCAGTACTCCGGTAGAGCGGTTTAATCGCACCCAGATCTTTGATGATTCAGTTATTATCACCGGAACCCAGGAAGCGGTAGACCAGTATGGATCCGGGGGACTCAATCTCACACTGGAGAATTCGGTTAAGAAGAAACTCGAGCGGTTGTATTTGCTCATGGGACGGGCGCTTTGGCGAAACCCGAGGGTCGTCCCCGATGATAACAATGCAGAAGGAATCATGGGAGGACTTGGCTGGTTTCTTGATCAGTTTGGTCAGAAGACAACCTCCAGTTTCACCCATGCGAATATTTCAGCATTCCTCTACGACTTGTACGAGGCAGGGCTGATCAACCCGCAGATTTGGATTAACCCTCATGATGTGGATGTTTATCGTCAGCTTGATGCTGCCTACATTCAGGTTGATGCCAAAGTGACCTTTGCAGGACGTCCGATCCCAACGCTGCTCTACACCACCAAAGGCCAGGAAGTGCCGATCATGATTGATCCGCAGTGTCCAGCCGGGAGCCACTTTCTCATCGACCCATCGATGATCAGTGTGCATCCGCTCTCAGGGCGTCAGTTCTTTGTGAAGCGGGCACAGGATGATGATGATAACAAGAAGGCGAGGATCATCGGAGAGTATACCTCAAAGGTCCATAACTCAGCGTTCATGGGCCGCTTTACCGTCGCATAGGGAGAATAGCAAATGAAGTATCAGGTGCCAAAAGATGTACATACCATCTACGAGAAGGGTAAACGGTATACAGCCATTGACGGGATAGTGGAGATCCCAGGAGAACCAGTTGGATGGCTGAAGCCTGTGAAAAAGACTTCGAAGTCTGAGCAGAACAGGGACTAAAAAAATATGGCGATCATTACCAGGGAGGAATACAAGCAACTCTCGAATACTACTGACACATCCCTGGATTCGATGATCGATCTGCTGATCCCGGTGGTTGAGGAGGATTTCTTGACTATCCGGGGAGCACCCTTCGAGGTTGATGACCAGGACCAGGTGGCCTATCCCTCCGGGGCGTTGCTCACGGCAAAGCTGATGCTTGACTGGCTGTTGTCTCCTGAAAGCAGAAAAGCCCTCACTGGGGGGAAGAAGAGCGAGACGATCGGGAAGTATTCCTACAGTATGCAGGAGATAGATGCCCAATCTGGCTACCCGAAGGCAATCATCGGCCGGATAGAAACATATGTGAGGGGCAGAGTATGAGCCTGGAGCACTATTTTACCACCCCTTTCACAGTTTTCAGAGAAACTCCTGCCGATGGATCGTGGGGGAGCCAGGCTCAACGAAGTGAGGTTTGTTCATCAAAGGGCTGGATTCAGCCAGGGAGCGGTAGACCGCTCGAACTCGATGGCAAAGAGGTAGCGGTGACCACCCATCATCTGCTGTGTCCGGTGGATGCGGATGTGAGGGCTCTGGATGAAATCGAGGCTGAGGGTAAGAGATACAACGTACTCTCAGCTTTTGATGCTGCCGGGATGGGACACCATCTGGAAGTAGATCTGGAACTCAAAGCATGAGTGTGAAAGCGAGCGGGGGTTTTAGAGAGCTTGATCCAAAGCTCATGGAGCAGGCAATTGATAGGAGTCTAACCACGGTAGGGATCCTGCTTGAGGGAGAGGTGATTGCCAGGGCAAATGAGAATGTTGATACCGGGCGTCACAAGGGCTCAATTACCTGGAAAGTTAAAGGTGGAGGAAGTGAGATTGCTCCTGACAATACGGGCCAGGTGAAGCCAGAGGATGAGCAGTCAGCTCCGGCAGCTGAGCATGAGGTGCATGTGGGAACCGCGGTCCATTATGCTCCTCACTTAGAGTATGGGCACCAGGTGCCAGGAGGAGGGAAAGCGAAAGCCTATCCCCATTTTCGAAGTGCCTTTGATGAGAACCAGAAACGGGTGAAGCATCTGTTCTCGAAGGCTCTCAAGGGGTTTATTCAGCATGCCAAGAAACACAGTTGATCAGTGGGTGCTCGAATACCTTCGATCTGGAGTATTGGGTACACGATATGGCAATCGGGTCTTTATCTATGAGGTGCCAGCTGGAACGAAGCTTCCCTATGTACTGATTGGGTTGGTCTCGGGGGTGAGACATCCCAGGACCCAGGTGCTTCGCGATGCTGGGATGACGAGGTATCAAATCGATGTGTTTTCTCCAGATCGCTACCAGGGACGAGAGGACATAGAAGAGGTCATACGATCTTTTCTACTTCATCAGGTGAGAGCCGACAGATTACTGATTGAAGAGGTAGAGGTATCAGGACCGAGAGCATTGGATGGTGATGCGTGCTACCGGTTTTCCTGTGATATACGGGTGAGCTGGATACAGGAGGAAGGATAAACAAGATGAGTGAGAGATTACTGGGTGAACAAGGATATTTGTACTACGGGAAGCTGGAGGATGAGATAACCGGTGAGGAACTGGGGACTGAACTGCCACTAGAAGGGTTCTATAAGGTGGTCAGTAAGGGAGCATCTTCAGGACTCCCTGCAGGACTTGGGGTGAGGGATGTATTTTTCAACAAACCTGCGGTGACCCTCCAGACGGGGGATGTGGTGGTCCCGATCACACGAGAGAGAATAGCGTTTGTGACCAATGTGCCGCATTCGGGGGCAAAGAGTAAGCACGAGAATACGACCCAGCAGGATACGGTCAAGAGCTTTGCTGAGGGTAAGAGAGCAGAGCTCACCGGATCGGTTGAAGGGTACTTTCTCGATGCAGATGCATCAGGGCTGCAGGATGAGCTGTTATCCCGCTTTAAGCCGGTAACAACCGATGATGGGGCAGGGGGAATCACTGTACTAAAAAGTGATGGTAAGCCGCTGCATTTCTTTCTCTCTCGATATGAGAGTGAGGAGGTTGGCAAGCAGGAGGTCACTGATTATCTCCCGGTTATCACTGAGAGTATCACCCTTGATAAGCCACTGGAGGGAAATCAGGTGTTTACTTTCAATTACACCGTGGTGGGATCAGAGAAGCCGACAACCTACCGTAGAACTATCACGGCATAGGGGTAGGCTATGAAGATAACCTACAAGCCGGGAGGCAACCCGGCTGATGCCAAGACAATAGCACTGTATGCAGGGGATGTAAAAATAGAGAACTGCAGGGTGGTGAAAGCATACAACAAACAGGGGTCCTTAACCCTGAACGTGGAGATAACAGACTGTGAAATTAACCGGGAGCCTGAAGGGCACGTACATTCCGACATTCAAAGACAACCAGAGACTGCCAAAGAGCGAGCAGATAGCGGTGAAGATCAACTATCCGACTCACGAGATGCGCGAGATCTTAAAAAGCGAGATCAGCTACGTACAAACAAACGCACACACCGAGATAAAAGTTAAGACAAACCACGCCCAGGTTATCCGCTCGTGTGTGGGATCTATAACTAATCTTGAGACTGATATTGATGGAGCGATCCCAGATGGGAAAGCCCTTCTTGCATCCCGTGATCCCAGGCTTGAGCCGCTTATTGAAGAGCTCGTAGTCGAGATACGGCGACAAACCATTATCGAGGAGGAGAATGAAAAAAACTCCGACTAGCTCTCCAGCTCTACTTCTCTGGGGCCGGGGAGCCTGATGATTGGGATGAGTTTCCAGAGGAGAAAGAAAAGGTGCTCTCAAGCACCAGTACAGCTGGGTATGTATTAGTCAAACGTAAGGACATACCGGCGCTGTTAGGCGATGAGTTTCACCTCTCGTGCTGGAACCAATGGTGCAGATGGAAGCGCTTTGGGCTTCCCCACGGAGCAGATGGGTATATGAGAGAGCGAGCGCTGTGGGTGGCGTGTATGGAGATCCTCGAGCAGGAACACGCAGTGTTCTTGAAGGCACAGCGGGAGAAAAGTAACCACTAAAAGCATGGAATATAGAGATGAGCTGAAGCTGGTGATCAAGGCCGAGGTTGATAAGGCCGTCCGGGATCTTAAAGCGTACAACAACACCACCAAACAAGCAGAAACTTCTACAGAAGCCTTTGCGAGGGCTGCCCAATTTGCCAAGCGGGCTCTGGCGACCGCAGGTCTTGGTATGTCAGTTGCCTACATCTCAACACAGCTTAATAAGTTTGCTAAAAGCGCATCAGAGGCAGAAGAGACTGCCTCCAAGTTTTCTGTGATCTTCGGCGATATTGCAACATCGGCCGAAGAGGTTTCAAGAGGATATGCATCATCCTTCAACGTAGCTGCATCTACGTCCAAAGAGCTTCTGGGGAATGTAGGAGATCTTCTCACCGGCATGGGAGCAACCCAGACGCAAGCCCTGGAACTATCTGAGGCCGTAGCAACCTTTGGATCAGATTTGGCTTCTTTTTCCAACTACGCAGGAGGCGCTGCAGGGGCAGTTGAAGCGCTCACGAAAATGATGCTCGGCGAGAGGGAAATGGTCAAATCCCTCGGGATTGTCATCAGAGAAGCCGATGTTCAGCAACGATTACTCGAAAAGGGGCAAGAAGATCTCACTGGCCAGGCGAAGCTCCTTGCAACAGCACAGGCCTCCTTAGAGCTTGCCATGGAGCAGTCAAAGAATGCTATTGGTGATTATGAACGTACCGCTGATAGCAGTGCCAATGTCACCAGGCGCCTAGGCGAGTCCTACAAAGAGATGACCGAGCACGCAGGAGGCTTTGTAAACCGAGTGCTCACACCTTTGAAAAGCGGACTTGCTGATGTCATTGATCACATGAATGAGCTTGCCCGGGAGAATCAGGGATTGGATGAGATACCGGCAGAGGATCCTCGTATTGCCCAGATGGAGCGCAATAACCGCAGAATTGCAGAGCTCAAAAAGGAAGCACATGAAAATATTGCGGTGCTGAGGACCGGGTATAAGGAGCTCCAGGAAATTGCACAGAAACCCGTGGAGGATGCGGAGAACTGGTGGGAAGGCTATACGCTCGAGACCAAGCTCGCTGAAGCGAAAAGACTCTTAGAAGATTTCTATGCGGATTTCACCGGCAACCCTATCAAAATATCACTGGATTCAGAACAGGATCTCCAAGCCCAACTGCAGGCTTTAGAAACCTGGATGAATAAAGCGCTTGCTAATACTGCGGTAGGTGAGCGAATCGATGCGCTTATTGAGGATAATACACGACTGCAGGCATCCCTTGATGGGACCTCAGAGTCAGCGGAAGATGCTGCTGTTTCCTTAAGTCAAAACTGGGAAAAAACAAAGAAGGCTACCTTTGGAGATGACACGCTTTCTAGCTTTGCTGATAATCCGGTAACCCTCCCTCCGATCTATTCAGAGACCGAAACGCTGCAAGCAGAGCTCGGAGAGCTCGAGAAGGCTATACACGCAGTCTGGGAAGGTCATGGGGAATATGCATCCCTTGATACCTGGCAGAAAGATCTAGATCTGTTGGTGGGAAGATATGAAGAGATTAATGATGATATTGAAGATATCACCCAGGCCAGGGAAACTGAGAAACGCATTGAGGAGCTCAAGAGCTCATTACTAGATGAGAACCAACAGAGGGAACAAAAACGCCTGGCGTTCCAGAAGGAACTCAATACATACCAGGAGGAAGGGTTACTCACCCTAGAAGAGGTGAAGACACTCCTTGCATCATTTGATGGACAGGATCCGTTTACCCTCGTTACCGATAATCTTGATTCACAACTTGCAGTTATCGATCGGACTGCCGAGGCTTATAGTGCATTGATAGGAGAGGGTGAGGAGCTCTCAAGCCTCTATGATATCTCGGCTGAAAAATCTCTCTTGGTCACCCGGGCATTTGATCAGCTTGCCTCCTCCACTGAAGTTAGCCGTGAAGAGCTTGCCGAGTTTCTTGAGCTCTACGGAGAGTGGATAGACAAAAATGAAGAGGCTGTCACTGGGTTTAAGGCACTACAGCAAGAATTCTCCGAGTTTGACTGGTCGAAGTTTTCTGAGAACCTAGAGACTGAACTCTCAGAACACCTGATCGAATCACTCAACACTGTCTTTGGTGAAATTGGTAAGGGAATAGGCTCTGGAGATCTCGAGGGAAAAGAGATCTCATCTACTATCATCTCGAGTGCGACAAGTATGTTTGCAGCAGCTGCAGGACCCTTTGCTCCGTTGGTCCACTTAGCTGGAGGCATATTTGAAGGGATAAGCTCGTCGATCTTTGAGACTATCGAGCAGGCAAAACAGGTTGATGAAGCCTTGAGCGAGGCTCATGAAAGCATCGAGAAGATGTTCCTTGATGTACTGGATATGGAAGAGGAGTTATCCAAACAGAGGCTTGAGGCAATCGAAGATGAGATGGATCTCCTGGAACAGAACCGTGATCTTCGCCTGGAAATTCTCCGGGATCAGTGGCAGAGAGGCCAGATTACAGGGTCTGAGTATTTTGATCAGGCTTCCCGGATCAATGAGAATTATAACGAGGATCAAAGAGCCCTGGAAAACCAGGATACGCTCATCACAGGCATTGGAGAAGTCATCACTGAGCTCACAGGGGAGCTCGAGGATTTAAGCGGTTGGACGAAGTTCTGGACCGGTAAGGATGAGGATCTTGAAGAGCGTATTGCAACCTACAAACAGCTTTTGAGTGATATCTCATCAGATCCTGATGGGCTTACTGATAATGAGATCCAGGAACTTGCATCCCGCTACAACATCGAGGTTCCCGCTGCTGCAACTGGAGCGGATTTTATCACTAATGGTCCTCAGCTGCTGTTAGTTGGGGATAATGCTGGGGGAAAAGAGCGCGTACAAGTCTCTCCCATCACCAGCCCCAATCTCCACGGTCCTTCTGGTGGTAATATCAACATCACGATCACAGGCGATGTGTATGGGGTAGATGATCTGTATGCCAAATTGGATGCTGCAGGAAGGCGCCTGAAAAAGCTCGGGAGGGTGTCTGCATGATAGATCTTTTCCTCCTATTCCCAGGGGAGAGCACCTGGCTTGAGGTTACCCATCTCATTCGAGCAGAGAGCTACACCCAAGAAGAGCAGATCATAAATGATGACCTTGCATCAGTCATTGATACAGCCTCCTGCAAGCTCAGCTACGATCAGCTTCTGGTGGCAAAATTTTTGTCTCTGGAACCTGGGCAAAAAGTATATGCCAAAGCCTTCAAAGATGGAAATCCTCATTTTTTTGGGTATGTTGCAACAGGCTTTGAGCACAAGAGTGATGAGTTCCAGGAGGACCTGAGCCTTGAGCTACGTGATAACTCCTGGAGACTTGATACCAAGATTCCAGAAGATCTGCAGTACCCTTCATCCATAGATGATCCAGGAGTATCCATAGGGGTGTTGTTTGAATCACTGCTGCTCAATGCAGGCTACGAGCAATCAGAGATGGATCTTGAAGTAATTACAATGGCCACACATCTCGTGAGGATGGTGAGTATCAGAGCCAACAAACAAACGTATCGGAATGTGCTCGATGAGGTGTTAGGCGAATACGGGTATGTACTCACCACCAAGCCTGACGGGACGCTCACGCTGTATGATTGGGATTCTAATGGGCTTAGCCCAAAGGGGACGATAGCAAGCAATGTGTCCACGGTCAGCCCGTTTACCGTGACAAAACAAGATACAGATCATGATGGGATCTTGCTCACTTGGTCAAAGGCAGAAGTGATCGATTCAGTCTGCTTGTACCAAGACAGCCTCCCTATTGGAAGTGATGGAATTCCTTCAGGGAAGGTCATTGAGCCTGGTGGATATTATCCAGAGGATGCTGATGTAACGGATGTATTTCAAACCTACCGTACTCACTGGTTGGACCGGCCGTATCAAGAGAAGACTTCCAGGCTCAAGAATGAAGATATCTCGCTTTTATCAAGTGATCATCACGAGCTTATCTGGAGATCCGTTAGTGGGATAACCGCTACTGCCACCTATGAAGCCAAGAAAGCCCAAGTTGTCTTCCACAATCCCACAAGTGAGCCTCTCAAGCTCTTTGTCTTTGAAATATGGGGAAGGGCTTTGTATCGGCACAGCATACAGGAAACCTTTCTCCCATCATCAGCTGCCAATCCAGAGACTGTGGAGGCGTATCATCTTTTTACCAAGGATGATGCTAAGCTGCACGCTAAGCGGCTTCATGAAAAGAATAGTTTCGGGAATATCTCCTATCAATTCGAGCTCTTTGATGATCTCTTTGAACTAGGAGATATTGTTCATCTCACCCAAGCTGATCCTCCCATAGACACAGATGTGCAGATCACAAAAAAACGCTGGACCGACGAGATCCCTGGAATCAGGTATCAGGCTGTGGGGATATCAGCCTTCGGAGATCTTCAGGCGATCACTTCCTCATATTACACCTCCAAAAACACCGAGAAAGGTGATAAGGGAGATGATGCGATCATCCTGGTAGTGGTCTCTACAAACGGCAATATCTTTCGCCCTGCACTGACAGATACGACGTTAGAGGCCAGAGTCTACCAGGGATCCCAAGAGATTACTGACAGGTATGATCCATCCCGCTTCAGATGGACTCGTAAATCGAATGACAGCACTGCAGATGAGATCTGGAATTCTGCCCAGTATTCGGCCGGGGGCAAGAATATTCAGATTACCGATGACGATGTAGAACACAGAGCCACATTCTTTTGTGAGCTCATATAAAAGGAGAAAAGCACTATGGCAGTATCAGTTGGCCAAATAACGATTATGGATTACAATGATGCCCTCACATTGACGGGCTTCATCACATCAAATCTCCCTAAGACTCAGCGATATTCAGCAGACACCGGGACCTATACACCAGACTGGGGTGCGACATCCCTGGTGCTCACGCCCAGTTTGTTCATCCTGGGAAGCGGGACTGACAAGATCACAGACTCTGCAGTCCTCTCGGTCACCTGGGAGCGCAAACCCTCAGACCAGAGTTCTTTTGCAGCATTGAGTACTGGAGAAGCGGTATCAGGGGCTAAGAATCATATTCTCACTGTCAGCGCAAACAAGCTATTGGGAAATATTTCAGCGATCGAGTACCTGTGTACGATCATCTATCACGACAGTGCCACGGGACTAGATCTCACCTACAAGATGAGCATCAACCTCTCAAAGGTCATCGATGGGAACAATATTGCGGTTGCTGCCGTCCATGCCCCGAGTGGAAATGTGTTCAAGAACTCAGAACCGAATGCTCTTTCAGCCAAGGCTGAATTGTATCGAGGAGCAACCCTTGATACCACACTGCTAAGCTATCAGTGGTTTAAGTATGCTCCGGGAAATGCCGATGAGGGGGCAGGTGCTGATTGGGATCAGCTGACTGGAGAGACGTCTGGCACGTTGACTGTCACCCCATCGATGGTAACGGGATTACAGCAATTTAAGGTGAAGATCACCGATAATGACAGTGCATCACCGACGAACGGAGACTCTTTCTTTGATGTGATTGCCTTTACCGACATGACTGACCCCATCCAGGTGGTCATTGAATCTACTGCCGGAACGGTCTTCAAGAATGGGGTGGGAACCACAGATCTATCAGCAAAACTCTTTCGAAATGGAGAAGAGATTGATGCTGCCGGGACAGGCTACACGTATACCTGGACGATTACCGATAAGAATGGAACCTCCAGGAACTTTGCCGATGCCTCATCTTCGAAGACCGGAAAGACGATCTCAGTGG